GCGTCATGGTCAGTACAACACAATCAGCCGGAGCCGTTTCCAAAGTGATAAACTGAATATCCGGCAGACCAACATCAACAGATGGATTCACATACTCACACTTGGGAGATTCCACACTTGATGCCTGCACGTCCAACGAGACCAAAGACATCATCAAAAAGCCACACATGGCAAAAATAAAATTCTTCATTTCTTTTCTGGTTTATAAAATTAGACAATGGAAGGGTAGAAACACTACCCTATCCTTACTCGATACCTAATGCTTCTTTCAGCTTGGCAGTTGATTCTTCATCCAGTTCTGAGACCTTAGCCAAAAGAGTTTCTTCTTTCATATTGCCGGAAGCTTGCGCACCGATAGACTTCAAAGCATCAATCAAAGCCTTCTTCTCAAACTCCTTTTCAAAGAGGGAGATTTTCACCTCCTTCTTTTCTTCAGGGGCTTTCACTTCGGGAGCTTTCACCTCAACCCGTTCAGCGAGTTTACGGCTCTCCATATCCAACACACGGGATTCTTCAGCAACTTCAATCACTTCACCCGGACTGTAATACTTACCGGTGAATTTGTCGCGGAAAACAGATATAACCTTTACTTTCATATCCTACCTCCTTATGCTGATTGGATGGATGCAATTTCGCTCAGGTCGAAATTGGTAATCAAGTCCGGGTTGGAAATCTGCGGAATCCACTCTGCCGTATATTCCATGTAGCGACCGTTCTTATCACGGTAGTTGGAGATAAGCATCTGCCCCTCTGACGGGATATAAGTACGTCCTTGTACTGGGTCTGTCGCTTCATACGGGGTATGATGGCGCATATAACCAATGTTGTCAGAAGGCAACAGAGTAATGCGGTTATCCGCGTAAATCTGCACATTCTTTCCCGTCTGGTCTTTTACGTAGTCCTCCTTGATTTCAATATGCGGCAAACCGATGCCGGTGAACACTTCGGAAGCCAAAGAAGAGGAAACCAATCCCGTACTCAACTTCATTTCGTTGCTGCCGAGAATCATCTTGTACTGCTCACCAAATTCAGATGAACCAAGAATAAGCTTGTTGAAAGATGCACGGGTCATTATCATCTTGGCATAAACACCAAAATCCGGAGCTAAAGAATGAAGTTTCTCTCTCAAATAAGAGATAAGCATATTCTTTCCGTCCACAACCACATCTCCACTTTTCGGCTTGATAAAGTTGAACGGAAGGGCAATCTCCAGCAGTTTATTATTGGTCTGACCGGAAGTGATTGCGGCATCTTTGTTGTAAACGGTGGCTTCACCAAGCATCAACAGCGCACCGACAATAATATCCATACGCTTGTGGGCGGCAAGGGTAATCTGACGGTAGTCGTCTGCCAGGAAGTTTACAATCTCTTCCATTGCAGCCTTTTGGTCGGCTGGCTTAGCTGCATTGAACTTGTCAATCAAATCCTGCAATTCGGAAAGACGGTCAATAGACATCTGATAAGCATCACCCAAATAGGCAATCTCACCATATCCGGAACCGATGTTCCGACGCTCACGGATGGGTTTCTCTCCAAAACGTGAATTGATAGAGCCGGCCATAACTCCGGTTACAGAACCGATATAATCCTTGAACACACGAGTAGTCACTCTGCGGAAAGTAAGATACTGCTGCCAATAGATTGTGTCCTTGCGTGTCTGGTTCACACGTCTGATGATAGCGGAAACAATGTTCGCATCATCGAATAATGTTTGAATCGTTAAAAACATATCCTACCTCCTTACTCGTTAAATTCAAACCATCCCTTCATGTTGGCTTTATCGTTCTCGGAGAACGGCATAACCAATTTTGAGGGTTCAATTTCTGCGGCTGTACGAAGCAATGAAACCAATGTGACTCCGTCCTCAACCTTTGTACGGTTAAACAGAGCCGAATTAGCTACATGCTTTTGTTTTAAACCATCAACTGCAACCGCATTGAATAATACGGCATCTTTGGCGATATTCTCACCAAAAGCAGCCTTGATAGTCAATACATCATAACCGACATTAGATTTATCAATTGCCGTTACTTCTGCACCTTTCTTGCCGCTTCCGACAAACATACCCACATAAGCCAAAGAGTTCTTGGCTACTTTGATAGACAAAGCCTCTCCACCAGTGGTATAGGCTTCTACTACTCTCACATTGATTACCGTGTATGCGAACTTATTTTTCAAGTCCGCACAAATCGGTGTAAATCCGGGAAGAAAACTTCCCACTACCAGGTTCTGCGTGTCGAGTTTGAACGGGCCACGTCTACGAATACCGGTCTGGACATCGTAGCGTTCCTCTTGCTCAACAGGTGGAACCAAATCGTACTTAAATCCTGCTGACATAATTAAATTTTGCTTTGTTCAACAATAGTTTTTGTCCCTTCGTCAATCATCTTGGCGAGAGATTCACTCTCTTTCTCCATCTTCTGCTCTGCTGATTCGGGAGGGGTCACGCCTTTGAAGCCGTCATTCGCGAACTCCTGTTTCAAGTCCTTGAAATAAACGTCCAAGTCCTCATCATCCTTGATGGCGCATCGTTTGGCGTAGTTTTCGGGAATACCATACTCCTTTGCTTTTGCCAAAATCTGCTGGCTACGTGTTGCTTGAGCCTTCTCCGTTTCAAACTGTGTTAGCTTGTCAGAAAGGCTCTTGTTGGAATCAATTAAAGCTTGCGCCCATGCAGGCACATCGTCTTTATTCTCTTCCGTTTTGATGGTTGTGGTAGTCTCGATTGGCTTACCGTCTTTAAGGTTATGTTTCTTCTCGTAGTTGGAAACTGCGGTCTTGGAAGCATCCCCGACACGGAAATCACCATAGGAATTTAGCACGTCCGAGAAGCTGATACCCTCAACAATGGAGTTTACCTTTGTCTCGTCCGTTACACCCTCTGCCTTCTTAGTGGCAATTCGGGTTAAGATAGCAGTGTCCACCCCAGTAAACTTCTGTTGCAGCCCTGCCAAGATTTGTTCTAAGATTGTCATACCGTATGAATTTGATTTATAAATTTCTACGGTAAATTTCGGCATTAATAAGCTATGTGAAAAATTATCAGATAGGTGATACACGACAATGAAACGATTGTCGTAAAATGGTATAAAAAAGGCGTGAAACCGAATGGAATCACGCCTAAATAAAGTATTGTAACTTATGCCGGTACAGCCATTAATTCACGCCCTACTGAACGTATTGTTTCTATAATATCTTCAAAACGTTTCTTAGACGGCTTCTTTGTTCCGCTTACATATTGAGCAAACAAACTCTGAGAAATACCTAAACGTCGTGCTATGGCAGCAGCATTCAATTCAGGATGAGCTATAAATAAATCATAAAGAGGATTAGATTTCCTTTCCCGAAAGAATCCCTCAAAACTCAAATCTTCATCAAGCTCTTTCCAATGTATTCCGTCATGGCTCGTTGTGAAATTTGCGCGCTGCGCAGGAGTAGCCCATTTCAGCCTTTGGAAATCTGAAAACTTCTCACATGCCTCCTTCCCGTCAGTGGTACGTATCCATACCTCCGTATCAGTCAACCATACCTTTTCAACTATGATATTTTCCATAACCACTTATTTTGATTTATTAAAAAATTTATTCCAATGCTCTGCTATTACTTCTTGATTTTCTTCTATAACTGATTCTACAAGTTTCAGTTCAGATGACTTCAAGCCATTATTTTTGATTAATGTAACTGGAAATAAAGTGAATTTAGCACTTACATCCCCTTTGATTACATGAACATGTATAGGCTCATGGTCATTAGCGTAAAACATAAAACGAAAACCAAATAAAATAAATATCGTTGGCATACCTTTCTCTATTGATTACCCTACAAATATAGGTAATTATTTAATTACCTACAACTATTCAAGCAAAAAATTAGCGGCAATTCTTTGATGTTGCCGCAAAATATTCTATTTTTCTTGTACTAAAATTATAATCCCTATAATTTTTCTGACTAAGAGGCATTTTTCTGTCCCTTATTTCCGATTTGCTCATTCTTTGCCGCTTGCTCCTCCTTGATTTCTGCAAGCTCCTCTTCTACCCTATCAGCATTCCCGGCAAACATGATTCCCTCACGCGTTGACCAGATGCCACCACTGACAGCGGAAACGGCAGTAGTCACCTTATCATTCAAATCATCAATCATATATGGAACCAGTTCTGTTTCTATGTCAATGGTTTGCGATGCCTTGCTAAACTCGGTTGGATTGATAGAGCCTAAAGCGGAAACAATGAAATTTACTCTCCGCTGTAAAAACTCGCCGATAACCTCACCGTGATTTTCTACCGCCATGTGTGCACCCATGAACATAAAGCGGAAAGCGGTTCCTGATGCTTTGCCTACCCCCTTCAACGTTTCAAATGATATTCTTGGAGTGTTTGACATATCATAAGCCATATTGGTGAGTGTTTCTGCTTCAAAACGTACCGTATCCGGAACTTGGTTCCACGTCAGATACTGGGCATCCGCACCTTCACCTGTAAGTTTGACCATTCTATCCTTAACCTTACCCATGAAACCCTCCACGTCACCGATAAGTTTCAATAAAGGGAAGAAATGATAATCGATGCAATCTGCATAATTGGATAATAATTTCTCCAACCGAACCCGAAAAGTCTTTATCTTTTTGCAATAAGGTTCAGGACGGTAGGCATAGAGAACCGGTAATTTGGGGAATCCATGAGTAAAAGGCGTTCTTTCTTCATACCCTTTAGATAAATCCCACTGATAGACCATCTTATCAGTGATAGTCATAAAGCAAGTTATCTCCGAATCATCCATGAGCTTCTTCTTGTACTCACGTGAGAAAGCAATCATTTTACCTTCATCGTTAAAGAACGGGTATAGTTTATCACCTCTGAATGGAGACCATAACACGCTTTTCAGTTTCTTGGTGGGCTTGACCTTGCCACCGAACGTAGTCTTAACTTTCTTCCAAAACTTTGCCCAAAACGAATCATCATCGGTAACATACCAATATTCTGCCGCTTCTTGTTCGGAGAGCCAGGCACGGACAATCTTCTTGTTTTGGTATTTGATTTTGTTGGATTTAAATACAGCCTTTACCGCATCCAGCAGCTTCTTTTCATCATCATCAGTCGGAGTGCAATCCATAGACGGTTCTGTGCCGACCGTGAAAGCAGTTTGAATATTCACTATATCCTGTTCCAATGGAATGGAAATACGGTTCACCGGTTCAGTCTTATACTTTGCTTCGATTTCATAAGTCTTACCAGTTTTTTCATCGAAGTGTTTCTCAGCTTCTTTTTCAAGAACCTTTCTGTCCGGATACTTCTTTTTGTCAACCATAATTTCATGGCGTTCCGGATTCCAATCGTCCCAAAGTTTACAACAGTCGGGAAGTTCAGTCTTCCTACCTTTCTTCAGGTAGTTTATCTTCTGCCCGATATCGGGCAATGCTAATATTTCTTCTAAATTCAATGGCATAGCTTATATTTTTAGTGTGTGAATATTCCAGTTAAATCTTTCGGCTTCAAAATGCGTCCAAGCAAACAACCCAATACATAATATCTAATGGCATCCATCAAATGATTATATTCATCTACTGGCTCATTGATGTAGTTTCCATCCTTATCTTTATCCCAAACATATTTCCGAAGTTCAGTAATAATATTGTAAGAGCGTTCTGTTACAAAGAACTCCATGTCTTTAATCTTATCAATACCCGCTTTGATGGAGCCGGGAAACTTATCTACCGGATAGATATTCACGCCTCTGTTCTTTATCTCTTGAATCAATCGAGGGTCTTGCGAATCGGCAAAAACTTTCATAGAGAAAGGCTTTAACCTATTGGCAATAGCCGACGAAAGCATATCCGTTTCATAGAAAAGTTCATCAACATACAAACGGTTATCAATAATGCCACATCTTACAGCAGCGGAAGGATCATTAGTAAAGCCGAAGTCCTGCCCTATTCCTACCTTTTTGCATTCCTGCGGGAACTCTTTCACAATTCCCCACTTCTTGAACACAGCACCTTCTGCAACGTCAGCCCACCGGCCGATAACCACATGACCATACTTTTCAGGATTACTCACCTTTATATCCTCCACCTCTTTTAGAAACTCCGGTGAAAGATTCTCCAAATTATCAAAGTAAGTCGTATGAATGTGGAGCACATTCGGATGAGTGGAAATCTGAACCTGCACACCATCAATCTCTACCAGCTTGTGAGTTTTCTCAATGTATTTCTTGTAGATGAAGTGATTGGAATCGCATGGGTTCATTATAATGATAATCCGGTTCTGAATACCCTTTTTGCGAATGGAGAGCATTATTTTATCGAACTCATCTTCGCTTGTCCACTCTTCCGCTTCATCGCAAACGAAAGTCGTAATGCCTTGAATGGATTTCAGTTTTGCTGTCTGGTTCCCGGAAGAAGTCTTGATACCCCGGAACATGATACGGCTCTTAGTCATCTTATTGACTATATCCGTCTTTGTGGTCTTGAAATATTTCGTGGTACCGTCCAAATCTATCTTCTCCATCATTTCGGGAATGATAGACATACCGGCAGAAACCATCGTGTAACGGGTGTAAAGAATCTGATGAACTATCTTCTCTACGGGAGTCATTTCAAAAGTCAACCGCTCAATAAAGGTAGAAGCATTGAAAGACTTTCCGCTACCACGCCCACCGGTGATAAGAATTATAAATTTTTCCTTATCCTCATATAATGGATGGTAAATTTCTTGAGGTACTATCATTTCAGCTTGTCTTTAATCCAGGAATCAATGTTGATGCCGTGCTCTATGTCTGTTGGAATATCAGCATCTTCTGATTCTTCCCCAAAACCTTCGCTTTTCCCTAATGTAGAAAGCAAATAACGAATCATATAGCCGTCTGGACGTTCACGCCAACCCACGAAATTTCCATCTTTATCCTTTTCAGGAATACCCAATGCAAGAACACGGGCAGAAACCAAACATTCATCAACCAACGCCCCGCGCTCATCTGATATAGCATCTTTAAATTCAACATCTTCTTTCGCCCATTGATATACAGTTTTCCGAGCTACTTTAAACGTAGCCGCAACCTTAGTCAGATTTCCACCAGATTTGCGGAGAATCTTTCTAAAATCTTCTATATTAGGTTTCTTAGCCATATCCTTGTGTACGTGCGCGCGTATTTGTTACTTTCGTCACTTAATCAATTTTAATACATCTTCCCCTTTTACAAACTTGTCATCTGTGCTGATACCAAGCAAATCGCAAAAATCCTCTTTAGCGTTGTAAGAAGAAAAAGACAATGTAATATAAGCTTCTTCGTTTTGCTGTCTTTCTATTGACAATTCTCTTACTTGCTGTTTAATGGCTTTCATGTGCTCTTTCTTTTCATCATAAGTCTTCTCATCCGCAGAGGGAGTTTCAATTTCGTCAAATGATGGCAGAGGGGACAATAAATCATCCACAAAATCTAACTGAGATGGCATTTCTGTGTTTATGGAAAGAATATCATTCAATTCCCCAATGTCCAAGCCGACATTCGTATAATCTATATCAGAAATGTAGCCAGCTATAAGGTCTATATCCGGCTTTGTATTTCCTACAGCCATATATGTAAGCTGTTCCTTCTCAGCCTTATCGTCAAGAGCTACGACTTCAACCTTTACATCATAATCCGTTTTAGATGTACCATCGTATTTGTAGTGCAGGTCCATTGCCTTAATCCTTCGATGCCCGTCAATCAGATTCCTCGATTTTTCATTCCATACAATACCACCAAGAAAACCAATTTTCTGCAAATTTTTCTTTTGCAGCTTTACTTTCTCGTCCGAATGCCTTTTAGGGTTAATCGGATTAAGATTTATTTGAGAGCGTTTTATAATTCTTGTTTCACTTTGTTTTAGCTCTTTCATAGTCATATTCAAATAATTTCCGTTCTACCAATGGATATTCATTTATAACTTTTTGTAAATCAAATGGATATTTAGAACGAAGAAATAACAAGTAATTAATATCCGTTATGTCAGTGCCGGATGATTGATGTTTTCCTCCATATGATTCGGGTTTGATTAGACCTTTTCGACTAATGTACTCCAATACATCTTTGTTCCGATATTCAGATAAGGGATAACACTTCTTTTGCACTTCGTTAATACCGTTCAACTTATATGTACGTAACATTAAACGTCTATTCATTGAATCAGACTGCTTAAATCCAAAGAAGGCCCATTCGATATTATATTTCTCCCTTATAATATCCGTAAGTTGAGCCATATTGTATAGTTTCTGCTTCTCGTTCTTAATACATCCTAAGTAACCAATACGCCTAAATGAATAGACCGCAAAGTGAGGTATCTGAATGTACTTCACGTTTGGATATTTACTGCAAGCATAATTTATATAACGATTGATATGAGACAAGTCTTTTATAACATACATATAGGCGCAAACGACCTCTTTGAAATAAGGTGATATTAGGTCCAAAAGGGCTATACTGTCCTTGCCCGATGCCGAGTGAAACAATATAACCCTATCAGCCTTTAAAGCAACTTCTTTAATTATATCTATTGCTTTATCCATCATTAAACAACTCTACCGCCTACCCTACGATTAATTCTTGCTCGCTGAGCTGCATTTCGCCCCATAGATTGAAATCGTCCGGCTTCATAATCTTTTCGGGTACGATACTTTTGACCACTTGCATCTGTTGCATACGTTTCTGGCATAATCTTTAATTTTAAATTAAACAATCCTTTTACTAAATAAACAAAGCCACCCAAGTGGCTTATATTATTTCAAACCTGAATGGCTTATGATTTCACAAATATGTAAGTAGTAAAATAATGGCAACTCTTTCGGTGGATTCTTCTTGAACTCTTTTAATTGTTCATCAAAATCATGGAAATCAAATTCATCATGCATGAACTTAATACCTTCTTCTGTCACTTCACCTATACCTATCTCGTCAATTGCTACATCAAGTGTCCACGGTGCACCGGTACTATAAAAATGAATAGCTTCTATATCCGTTCTCAAAATAGACTGACATTCATCTTCACGCCCAGCCTTTCTCAATTTTTCATTTTCCTCAATCTGATTGAAGTCCGTGAACATTTTCTCATATTTAGAGCTGAGCATACGAGTTTCTATACACTTTTTACCGTTCAGAATATCTAAAGCGTTGTTTCTATTCATTACAAGCGAATACGCTTCTATCTCTTGACCTTTATAATTAATCTTCATACTATTCTATCATTTTTATACAAAGACTCACTAGTGTCCACTAAAAATTTTTTGGTCACTAGTCGGTTAAAAATTAAATAAATTCGATTCACTTGAATCATTTAGCTCTTTGATATTTTTGAAATTCGATTTGTCGAACAAATCTCTAAGATGAGTTTTATCGGTTAGCGAGATGCCGAGTATTTGCAAGGTTTCGTAGATGCTTCGCTCTAACTTCATATCGTGTTGTACTATCGCCACAAGGCAGTAAGTAATTATGGCACAATATATTTGTATGCGTACAGCATTCTCCGAAGTTCCCCAAAACCTCTTTATCTTAAGGTGTTGTTTAATCCATTTGAAAAACAGCTCCACACTCCATCTATTTCGGTATAACCGAGAAATCAGCTCAGCCGAAGCGTCAAGATTGTTCGTCAGGAAAATGTATCGTGTGCCACTTTCGGGGTCTTCAACAATGAGCTTTCTAAGTTCATCGGGGTAATCCTTGGAACTTTTATAAACCGTAAAACATCCGATGACATCAGAAATGACACCTTCAGGCAATCTTCGCTTCCACGTTTTGGGCTTGATGCGTACATTGGTTTTGGCTCGTACAACGAAGAAAGCACCTATGCGGTCTATCGTATACAAGTTGCCAAAATCGTTGTAACCACGGTCAAATATATAATGCGCACCACGTTCATAAGGAATCACAGACATCGCTTTTGTATCGTGAATATTAGCAGGAGTAATATGCACAAATGCAGGAACTTCCGCTTCCACATCGTAGAGCGTATGCATCTTGATTCCGCCTTTATGCTTGCGGAATTTAGCCCACTCGAACACTGACAGACAAAGGTCAATCGTGGTGGAATCAAAAGCATAGACATGACCGTCAAGCTCAAAGATTCTTTCGATTCTACGCTTGCGCGCTTCGGCTATCATGAAGGTTGCATATTCCTGGAAGATGCGATAGTCACGTTGCTCGTTAGCCTTGCTAAGATTGCTTCGTGTTACGGACTTGCCGATTCCCAGATGATAGAGTTTTCCGGTGTGAGCCTCCAGTGACACGATGAGGTCTCTTAAACTCTCACGGTTGGAAAGTTGACCGAACATCATCGTAAGCAACTGATTCCAACAGGTATAGCTTTTAATGTATTTGTTGCCTTCATACTTCTTGACGATACGCAAGAACTTGAACTCATCAAGAAATGTGACTAATTGAGAAAAAACATATTTGTCTTTATTCATAACAGTCTGATTCAGACTGCAAAAGTAATTTCAAATCGTTGCGCACCAAATACCATTACAACAAACTGAATTTCAACAATTTCAAAGAACGACTATGATTTTTTAGTGGACACTAATGATTTATACTATAAAAAAGATAGTACCCCAAAGGTACTACCACAACCAAAGATAACGAAATATCTTCAATCGTTATACACGACAATCGGCTTATTGTCGTGAACTAAGCCATTTATCCCGTCTTTCTCTGCATGCCTCTAAGGTAGGCGCACAACAAGCAAAAAGTTCACCGCTATCAGTACGGTAGTCGTACTGGTACATTCTCACTCTCTTTCTGCCTAACTTCGTTGTGTAGGTAGTGTAATTCTCTTTACCGGGCTGGCATATACTGCAACCGTTTTTGTTTATTGAGTTCATAATCATTTATCAATACTTACTTAGTAATTTGTAAAACATTCGCCTTTTCTCTATGTATTTACAACCATTTCGTCTAAGACCTCGCTTTGATTTTGATACTGTCATTTGGCAACCTGCAACGCCAATGTAAATGCAATTTGAATGATGCCTTTTAGCTTCTTTGAAAGCCCACCAAATCGCTTCACGACAATATCTATAACTATCATTTTGAACACCCTCGTATCCTCTACTCAAAATGAAGTGACCTATTTCGTTTGCTTCTTCTTCTGAATAGCATATTGTGAATATATTATTCATCCTTTCTTTGCTTTACTTGTTCTACCAAAAACCTTTTAAAATCATTCTTGTACTGGCTGTGAATGATTTTATACTGATGGGATAGGTTAGGCAATTGTTTGTAACCTTTGCTATACAAGAATTTGGCTACTAATTCAATCTTTTCACGGTTACTGAAACCTCTGTCCTTACACATGTTAGTTATACAGACATTCGCCTTGCTGGTAGGCTTCTTTTCAACTGGTGGCATGTATTCATGTCTGTCATAAGCGTGCGTTCTTGGATAGCCAACTTCTTCACCTAAATATTCACCTGTGATGCAATCAAATTCACCACTAATTAAACTATCTGCTATTTCACCCATAATAATCGATATTTAATGTTTCACATTCAATCTTTCTTCACTCGTATAAGCCACTACAAGCCCAGTTTCATCATGCTGTATGGTGATGTACTTCTCACCCCTTTCTATGGTGGTAAAATCGCATATACTACATAACTTACCCAATACCTTGCCCAGTTGTTTCATCAGTGTGGCTTCGGGGTTAATAACTAAAACTAAATCCGCTTTCATAATCGTGTGTATTGTGGTAGTCCGAAGGATACCGGATTAAAACTTAGAACTTCTCGATTTTGAGATTGTCATTAATGATAAATCTACGTCCACATTCTAAAATCACGTGTATATCTGTAATTCGCTTTATTACTCTTACTACATCATCGTGCGATATACGTGGCGTACCATCTGCATGACGACCATTAGATAAATCACCTGATACTCTATATCTCAAACCTACTATAACTTCATTTACGTTCATAATCTTCTATATTGCGCAGGGCTTTCGCCCTGCTGGTTAATTATTTAATATCGTAATCTCTTTGTTACCTACTTCTGCATCAACGTTCAGCACCTCATACTTTTGAGCCTTGTAGTTGTAAACAACCTCACAAGTATTGAAGCCTCTACCGTCTTCTCTTTGGTCATAAACAGTATCTATATGCTGATACATTTTATTGCCTAACATGAAATTTATTTTGCCTGATGTACAGAAGTAGAATGCTACTGCATACTTCAATGTTTTCTTTTCATCAATCTTCTTTGTTGCCATGATCATATATTTAAGTGTTAATACCAATTGCGTTTCTCATAAAGTCACTTGCTTGCTCTACTGACATACCCAGCTTCTTTTGAATCAAAATGAGCATACAGCTTACTTGT